AATCGCCCTAGTGGGGCATAGGCCTAAAAGCGCTGCTCAACGCCCCTAGCTAGCCCCTAGCGGCTAGGTATGCCTAGATGCTGATCTAGCCGGCTAAAAATAGCGAAAAATGCACAAAAATAGCCCTTGACCTGGTGTTTTACACCCATTTACGTCACATAAACACATAAAAACGTTCAAAAACATACTCTGACCTGCATGTTTGCAAGGTTTTTGTTGTAAGTGTTTGTGTCAAGGGTTTTCAAAAACATGCTTTGACCTGCTGTTTTGCGTCGATTTTCGTCACTATAGATGCACAAAAATCGTAAAAACGACAAAAACGACACGAAAATCTGCGGTTGTGCACAACCTAGTAGCGGACTTGCAGTAACAAAAACCTATTCTGACCAGGGGAAATAATGTGTGACGTAGAACACGTACATTTTGACTTGCATTCTCTCGATCCCCCGCTGTATAGTGGAGTCATCAGCAAGAGAGAAAACAAAAAAAAAGATCCTCACCAGCTGATAACAACAAAAAATCTTCTCTGACCCCCCCCCGCGGTTAGAGTGCGAAAGCCGACACTATCAAGTGTGCTACCGCAAGAGACTTAGAAGATGTGCTATTTGAAAACTTCATAGTGGAACTGCTACGGGTGACAGACCTCACATAAACGCATGATTCATATCACATACACAGAAAGGAAATTTTCATCATGCAAACCAACCAACCTGAACCCAAAAAACTAGTTTGGCCTAAAGAACTAGATACGTTCCTTGAGGCTGCAAGTGTGCTATACGATTTTGAGTATCGCCACAGCGATAGCGATTTAGCACTCATGCTACTAGATGACTTAGGCTATCCTAAGAAAGATCTGGAACGTTTGGAAGACAAAAACATCACCGAAAGTTTAGCTTTCCAGCTGCATGCACTGCATGCATGGAATAATTGCCGTGACAAAATTATCTCAATGGTGATTGTTCAGCAGACCAAACTAATTCACCGTATGGTGAAAGGGGAATAATCCCCACACCCCCAATCGGGGGTGGTAGAGTGACCATCCCCCGCGGTTGGTCGCTACCATCACTCACGATCTATAGGGAGGCACTCATGCTACCTGAATTTTCTATCAGTAAAACCGATTTTGAGGCACTTGTGACCAAAATCACTAGCACATCAAAGTGGGATTGGGACAATTACTTTTGCACAGAAACACTTCATATGCTATGGGGTCTGGGTATCAGCGAATCTGAAGCCAAGTCTATCCTCACTGAATCTTGTTTCCAAGACGAAAACATCACGGAAGAAGATTTGCAGCAAGCCATGCATGAAGGTGTAGACTATCTGCTACAGATTCGTTCTATCAGTGAGTCACAAATGATAGTTTTCATTGGTGAACATTGGGAGGTATTTTCTCAACTCGAACTAATCGACTGGGGAGATAATGCAGAATCTATCACAGAAATTGCTCAAGCCTATATCGACTCTGCTACCTATCAATTAGGTTGTCTTATGGCTGCTGATTTGATTGATAATCAATAATCGGCACCACCCCTACTGTGGGGGTGGGTTGGGTGAGTACCCCTATACGGGGGTGCACACCACAGTCCATCATCACACGATTGGAGATTCCTATTATGGATACCACCCGGCTACACGCCTATCTCGATGCTATCGAGGCAGATAGCACCTACTACAGCGTGAAAATTGGCTATCGAACAGCAAAAACCCATGGCACCCCCCACGATAGCTACCAAGTTACCCTTGAATTTTCGGATAGTATTTTCCTAAAAATTAATGTTGTTGATGCTCACCCCCTAGCATGGATTAATTATCTAGACTTATGGAATGAACGCGAGCACACGGTAGAAAACTTTTCATGGAGCCACCCTATGCTACACGAGATTTGTAATCGGTTCGATTTATTACCGCTGGTCAAGCGCATCATCGAGAACGCACACCCACGCGATTTTTGGCCTACATCAGCAGCTGTAGCCCCCACCGATAGGCATATCAGCATCTAGCTAGCCTATCAATCCCTGTGAGGGGAGGTGAGGTGTCAACTACTAATAGGTGGACACCATCATCTTTCATCACTCGATCCTATCGAAAGGATTTTGCCATGGAAACCATGCGCACTGATAAGCCTGTCCAATCGGCTTGGGATTGCCTCGATGAGGCAGAAAATTGCTTGCAAACTATGCAAAACCTGCTGCAAGAAAAGCGCTATGAGGACGCACTAATCCCGATTTTCCACGGGATTCAGTGGGTAGGGCAAGCCGAATTTGGCTTAAGAAATTCTGAAAAAACACCTGAGTGTCTTGCTAGCGCAATTGATACATATAATAAAACCCTCCATCGGAAATTGTGCAATATTAAGAAAGTCGTAGATGATCCTACAATGATTCGCTACGCTTGCAAACGCTTGCGCAACGCTTTACGGGGTGCCCCTGCTGACTCACATTGGGAATTTAAGCTGGTCACACCCCCACGCCAACCGGAAAAAGCAACGCTGTTCGCAGAATTTGTCTTTGGAAATTCTAAGGTTCTGCCTGAAAAATTGCATTGCAAATTGCATTATACCAGTCGAGGTGTACGAATTGATAGCGTTTCAGTTATCAATGGAACACTTGATTGGCATTTGCGTTGGATTCTGGGAATGCCCGAAATGGTGGAAAAAGTCGAAAAAATGGTGCTTAAGCAGCTAAAACACGAGTTGGCGACCAAATCGGCTTTCCCAACCAAGCTTGGTGACTTCTAGGCAAAACCTATCATCACTGCTTGTGATGGTAGGGGGAGGGACCTATCCTATCAACCTTACGCACACTGATAGGCCCCTACTCTCTATCACTCACACCTATTGAAAGGATATCCCTATGGGAACCTATCGACACCCCGACACCTTTTCACGCGATTTTTGGCGACCGATAACGCCCCACTCACTCGAAAATCAGCTGAAAACCTACGCTGACCTGGTGCTACCTGATTTTTTCACCTGCTATATGACGCCACATGACGCGATTTTGGATATTCGCGTAGCCTATTATTCGCTGCTACAGGCGTTCATTAATGATCCTATCTATCGCACCCCGCGGGATTGGCGACGCCTATGGGACCAGCATATGGCACCCACCCTACGACGCATCACCCCTGATGAACAAAATTTCCTCGAACAAAAATTCGAGTCCTGTATCCACTCCGCCTACATTATCGACGCACTAGCGGGGGTTGAAAACACTTCGTTTTTCGCCCAAAAACAAGGCAGTTTTCAAGATGGTTTTGAGGGGGAATTTACCCACCCCGAATTCGGTCGCGTTCGTTGGTGGGTTGAGCACGATCACGACGCTGGACAGTTTTTAGCTGGTGCTATGGCACAAAAACGCATTGATTGGTATCGCCCCGAATTTGGATTCGATATCCACCATGCCGCCCATTGGGTGCCTTTAGACCAATTGTTTTGGTGGGAAAACTGGGTGGATTTTTACCAATATTTCCGCGCCCAAAACTATTGGCTTGATGATATGAGCAGCCCCCTGCTGATCGACGGTATCGAAAATATGTTTGAGTATCACTAGCCTGCTTTAGCCTATCTATTATATAGGCCTACCCTATACCCCCTGCTATAGGGGGTATCATATACAAACCCTATCTATAGGGGTATCTATATAGGTACCTACTATAGGTAGGGTTTTGGCATGCCTAGGGGTATGCCATATGGCATACTGATAGCACACCACACATATAGCCTATTAGTACCATTGCTACTATAGGGGTATCCATTGATACCGCACCACACACGGCTATCTACTCACCAGCGGATACACGCGAGAGATAGCCTAGCAGCCTCATACAGCGGCTTTATATCTCGCTGGTATGATTGGCTATATGGCCTTGTGTTCTCGCGTCTATGAGCCTGCTAGGCTATGCGCTTTCGAGTGGCCTAGGCTAGCCACTCGATGCACGCCGCCACCGCATGCCTGCTAGGCATGCCATGCAGCATGCCTAGGGGGTGCCAGACCACCCGGCTAGGGGCTAGCCGGGTATATTGAGGCATGGCCTATATAAACGATTCGGACTTATTATATTCGGCTTTATATACACTTGCCTATATGATAGATAGGCACACATAGGCAATCTCTTTGATGCGTATTGCCTATCGGCACCTATGGACAATCCTATAGTTCAATTGCCATACCGATTGCGTGCATCCGTACGTGAGCATAGCCTACCCTAATAAACGGCCTTGATAGGGAAAACCAGGCACACCCATTGCTACAATCAAACTTTCGGTTGATACTATAGACCGTAAAAAGATTGACCTATGGCATGCAAAATCCATGCAAGACTTAAGAGAAGCTGATAAAACAAGCAAAAAACCGGGTTTTTCCGGTAAAAACAGGTGGTCTGATGACCTCATGCAAACAAAGAAACCCACTTATGTACCCCCACCCATGCCCGATTCCGGGTATATAGATTCCGTGCCACCAGGGGAAACGAACCGGCTACCCCCGAAAATCACCCCCGTTCCACCCCACCCAGGGGTACCCCCTCCCCCCTTTCTGGAGGCGAGCCGGGCGCGTGCTGCACATCACGCTCTGCGCGGGATTGGGGTAAAATGTCCATGTCCCCCTAATTTGACCAAAGAAAGGCCCGTATCGCCATGCCAGGACCCCCCAGGAAGCCCGGTGGCCCCTCAAAAAAGGGTGCCAAGGCAGCTACCACCATGCTATCACAAAGGCCGCGAGAGGAGCTGCTAGCCACCTTACCAGAACTCCCGCCTGCTAGCGAAGTTGTGGGTTTCCCCGCTGATCTCATCGGTGCTGACGAGACCAAATGGTCTCCAGTAGTCCTCCGCTGGTGGGAAGAAATCTGGACCTCTCCGATGGTGAGCGAATGGACAGCCGCTGATTATCACACCCTCGTTATCCTCGCTGGAGACCTCCAGGAATCCCTGAACCCAATGTATAAAGCCGCCGACCGAGCCCGCTTCCAAAAGCTTTGGATGGATGGAATCAAGCAGTTTGGTCTCACGCCTGAGGCACGGGTGAAGCTCCGCTGGACTATCGCTCAAGGCAACACCGCTGTGCAGCGCAGTGAGCAGCTCCGTGCAGCCGCCACAAACGATCGTTCCTTCGCTAAGGAATGGGAGAAGCAACAGCAGGATCTGTACAACCAATATTCCTGAACCCAGCCGCTCAAATTTGAGCACGCGCCTTGACCAGCCGGTTTCGGTTTAGTCAAGGCGTCTTTTTCTGCCTAACTCAACTTTTTGAGTTGAGTTCCCTATTTTCCGGGATTTTCCAGCTTCAAAAATAGCCTCTGACCTGCTAACTCAGTTTCAACTCAAATTCTGACGTGGGAAAACAAAAAACTGAGTTGAATTTGAGTTACTGTTTTCCCTGGTCAGATACCCTTTTTACTACTCTAACTCAATAACTCAATTTAAATTGTAAAATAATGCGTATAGAGAAAAATACAGCTGTGCACAACCAATAAGCGTTAAAGCGTTATTAGTTATAAAATATCGACAAAAAAGTTGAGTTTTTGAGTTAGCCCCTAAAAACCTATCCTGACCTGCGGAAAGGCCAACTCAACTTTTTGAGTCAGAATTTGAGTTGAGCATTTATGCAGGTCAGAGCCTTGCTGTTTTTGCGAAAACTGAGTTAGAATTTGAGTTGAGACCCTGTTTCAGCGCCGTAGTCGGTGGGTTGCGGTCTCTTCTTTGCCTCACCGGCGGCTCAACGGAAGTCCGAAACCCGGAAAATCCTCAACTCAATTTCCAACTCAGTTTTTGAGTTGAGTTTTGAGTTAGTGTTTCCGCAGGTCAGAGGGGGTAAACTCAGATTAACTCAAATAACTCAACTTTTTTGTACAAATTTTTCGATTTTTTCTGCTTTAAATTCCAACTCAATTTTCGCCTGACTCAACTCAACTCAGTTTTTGAGTTAAAGTTGAGTTACGGGTTTATGCAGGTCAGAATGGGTTTTTATTGACTCAACTCAAAAACTCAACTCAACTCAACTTTTTTGGGTAAATTTTTGAGTTTCTTTGTGTTTAAACGTCTCCAACTCAACTTTTCCCGACTCAAAACCCCAACTCAACTTTTGAGTTGAATTTGAGTTGAGGATAACCGCAGATCAAAGTATGTTTTGAACACCGTTAACTCAAAAACTCAACTAACTCAAGTTTTTCTGCATAATTTTTCGTTTTTGTTTTGCTTTAACGTGTGACAAAGATATCTTGACTCAAAACCTTGAAGCCCTCCCCTATCATATATAATTGAGTCACGACACAGAAAGGAAAATACGTGAAGCTAGAAATCCAACTAGACGAAGACTCCCTAGCGCTACTCGCAGCAATCAGGCAAGAAACTTTTGAGTTCCCCAACCCAGAGTCCGTAAAGCGAGTTAAAAAAGAACTAGCGGAGAAACTTCTTGAGTCAGGAAAGATTCAAATCATCCTCCCCCTAGAGAAAATCTTTGACGCAGACCAGCTCCGTGAAGCACTCGTTCCGGCCCTCTACGGACCAGAGTTACTTTTCACCCAAGAAGACAAGCGACAATACCAAGAAGCGGGAAACACCCTTATTGAGTTGTTCAAAACCAATCATTTCCCCTTTGCCTGTAGCCGAATCACTATTGACTCCCTCCGAGCGGTACGGGACCTGGAAGAGCGAATCACCACCTTGTCAGAAGAGGATCAGGAGTTGGCAAAAGAAATGATTCAAAAACTCAAACTAGGCCTAGTAACTGAAAAGGAAAACCTTGATGCCGAATAACCAACCTGAACTCTGGATGAACCATCTGCTTGTTGCCTACAGTCTTTCCGGTAACACTCAAAAAGTCTTTGATAAGCTACGGGAAACTTTATGGCTAAGGAACCCTAAAAGTGCTCCTAAGTTTGAAGGAATTTGCCTCACCAACACCCTCAAAGAAGGCGTAAGGGGACACCTTAAGATAGTGGGTCGAATCAAGCTTGAAACTATACAGCAGTACGCATCCCTTGACATGGATTCGGGACAGTTCCGTGGGAAACGCATGTATTCCTCTGTGGTGTGGTTGGTTCCCAGCTACGGACGGTTCGTTGACGACCCAGCGACCGGAAGGCGAGTAAAAGACGACATGATTCCTCAACCGCTCAAAGAATTTTTACAAGCCGAGAAATGCATTCTGCGGGACACTCCCCAATTCATTATTGGTGTTGGGAATCTTACGTTTGGCCGGGATTTTTGCGCAGCCGTGAAAGATACTCAAAAGATTTTAGAGGCACAAGGCTACACAGATATTACTCACGTGGCTGACGTGGATATTTGCGCTTCAGAAGCCGAAATTGAGGACATGACAACAACTATTTGTGAACACACAGATAAATTCCTTACTATGCTAGAATCAAACCAAGCGAAATAGAAAGGACATATCATGGACGCAGCCTCGGAAATTCAACAAATCCTTCAGGAGCGGGGGGACTCTTACAGCGACAAAACTTTCCCCGCGATTGCGAGGCAGTGGTCCGCGTACCTTTCAACTCGGGAAGACACCGATATTACGCTGCTTCCCGAGGACGTGGCGCGCATGATGGCGCTTTTCAAAATCGCCCGGGTGATTGCCAACACTGACTTTAGTCAATGCGTTGACCCAGACCCGGATTTCCTCGGCAATGTCTATGAGGAATACCCAGAGAGCCTTATTGATGATAGTCTCGATGCTGCTTCTTACCTTTGCCTAGCGCACGATTGTCAGAAGGACAATATTGAGGCTGTCAACAAAAAAGTGATTTCAATGTCTGACTACCTAGAAGAACTTGAACAAGATGAGCCGTAAACCAATTAGGAAGCCAACTCAAAGAAAAGTCCTTACCCTAGAAGAAATACTTGAGATCCAAGAGTATAACGAACGACGGGAACAGGAAGAGGGTCAAATTCGCCTGGAAGCATTTAAAGAGGCGTTGTTATTAGGACAAAAACCGGACGGTAATGAACCATAAGCAAATAGTCCCTATATCAAGGGCAAAATCTCTTGATATAGAAGACATACTTAAACTCAGGGATTCCCCAGAATGGCAACGGCAAAGAGAAATTCTAGCTCGCATAGAAGCATTTAAAGAAGCAACCAAGAAAGGAAGGATATAACAATGCGTAATCGACGCAGGACAAGGACACAATTTAATAACTCTTCAAAGAGTCGGAGAAAATCTTCTTTCATGTCCAATCATCCTTGCAGCGATGAATATTGGGAAGACTTCTTCGAGGACGTCTTTGAAGAAAGCGATAACGACGAGGGAGAATGTGACTAACATGCATAACCAACCAAGCGACGAAGAGCTCATTCGGCTCTATCTTTCCCTAGAGGAACAAACCGAAGACACGGAGCGCATCAACAAACTCTTTGAAGCGAAAGACACCCTTCAAGAGCTTATCAACTGGGAAATTCAAAAGCTTCCAGAAAGAATCACGAAGTCCTACCAGGATGAAGAAGAGACCTTAAGTGAGCAGGATATCAGTCAACTTTGGGAACAGTTCGAGTCTCAAAAAGCAGTCCTACGTAGCTTCTATATGGAGAGGATTCTCCCTGTCTTCCCTGGTCTAGCGGAAAACGTCACTCCGACAATCCTTGTTGAAGAAGTCATCCAGTACCTGGTGGAATACCCCTCGGAATGGGTGTATTCCTTTGTTGATGCGATGGTCTCTGAAAGTGATTTTGATGATCTTATGCAAGAGCTTCAAGACCGATATCACAAGTATGAAGATCTGCGAGATGGACTTATTGAGCTAGAAATGCAGAAAGTTGAAGGCGACCTATCATGACCAAGCATATTTCAGATGAAACCTACATTACTGAGGATTCCGCTTGCGCAGAAGCAGTAAAGCGAGTGCAGGAAGAGCATTGGCCAGGCGCCGATTTAGACAAAGAAGTATTTGGTGGAGTCCTCATTATTCTTCGTGATAAAACAGGCCCAGACGTAGAAGAAGCCAAAGATAGGCGCTTTGATCTTGCGATTGAATCTTACAACATGGGTGATACCAAATCCATGATTGCCTTACTTCAGCGAACAATTCTTGTGCTGCAAGAAGGATCGTGATATAATAGGTCTTGCGCTAGCGACAGCGCAAGGTCTCTCTTAGTAGGGATTGAGTGATTGATTGGGTGATCCCCCGGGGCTTTCTTTGACTCCCCCCCGGGGGATTTTCTATGCGGTCAAAAATGACCGTTCGATATAACCAGGGGTTTTGTCTTTTTAAGGGTTTCTTGCTATCATATGAGTTAACCGATCAAGAGCCCCGGCCTCTGGCTTTTTCTGGACTTCCGGTGGCTCTTGGTTCTCTCCCATAGAACAGATCGGCTCATTCAAATTATTGTCATGTAGAAACACCTAGGTCTTTACGATCTGGGTGTTTTTGCTATAATGATAACCAGACACATTGTCCACCCAATCAGACAACCCAAAGGAGTCAAAAAATGTCTGATCTCATCAAGTATTTGCTTCCCATCGTGCAGATGAAAGATTCTGTGCAAGCCGTTATGGGTCGGGACCTTCACGAGTTCCTACAAATAGGAGCTCACTATAAAGATTGGTTCCCTCGGATGGCCGCTTACGGTTTCGAGGAAGGCACTGACTACTGTCTCAAAAATGAGCGTTCGACACCACCTGCGGGAATGCCTTCTCGCCCCCGACTCAACCACATTGTGAGTCTGGATATGGCAAAGGAAATTGCTATGATTCAGCGCTCGGAACTAGGACAGCAAGCACGCCGATACTTCATTGAAGCTGAGAAGCAACTGCAACGTAAGCGCCAAGCAGAACAGCAGCAACGTCCTAATCCAAGCGATATGTCCCGGCTTGAAATCCTAGAGCTAGCTATTACAGCTGAAAAAGAACGGCTAGCCCTAGAAGCAGAAAACAAAGTGTTGCAACCCAAAGCGGAAGCGTTCGACGCACTCTGTAACTCCGAAGGCCTCTACACCATGGCAGAGGCCGCAAAGATCTTGGGGACCGGACGAAATAGCCTCTTTGCCCAACTCCGACACAACGGCATCTTCATTTCCCGAGGGCAAGACTACAACACCCCATACCAGCGGTACATGAAATACTTTGAGGTCAAACAAGGCTACCGCATTGACCCACGTACTGAAAAACGGGTTGCCACTCGAACTACTTTTGTGAAACCAGAAGGAATCTGTTTCCTCCGTGAAGCATTAGGACTTCATCACCTGAACCAGGTAGAATTAACCCCAGAACCCCTCTTCTAGAAAGGAAGAATCATGGCTAAAAAACTCAAAGAATACACCGATGAGGAACTTCAAAACCTCCGCGACCAGTACGACGAAATTGTAGATCAGCGGGATCTTGAAATCGCATCCTTCATTCAGGATAAGCCAAAGGAAGAAATTCAGTACACCCCAGGCCTGCCCAAATATTTCCTCGTAGACTCCAAGTCGGTCCCTGAAGAAAAGCGCCAACAACTCTCTATCCTGCGCGCAATGTTCATGGAAGCATTCTGGAACAAGAACGATATTTACGTTGAGCAACGCCGACGTGAATTAGCACGAAACAACCAAGGCGATTTCTCCTACGACTACGCAGCGGAAAAGGTGCTATAAATGGTTGTACGAATTTCCCAAATTCCGCAAGTCACACTCCTTGCTTTCACCCGGCTCAATCCAGAGTTCAACTACCTGTTTGGTCCCGTGCTACCCCCTGAACCAGGTGACCCAGACTCAACCCGTCTCATCGAGTTTGCGGGACGCAATTGTTACCAGTCCTGGGATCGTCCAAACGAAGAAACCAACACTCCAACGAAGTATGTGGAGAAGACGATCCATGAGAAGCAGCATTACTCCATCATGGAGCACGCTTCAGCAACGTTTCTTCTTCAAGGTGTGAGCCGTTCTTTCTTAGCAGAACTTACTCGTCACCGCCACCTGTCTTTCAGCGTGCTTTCCCAGCGGTTCGTATCCCCAGATAAAGGGTTGGGGATGGTTCTCCCTCCGGCTTTGCAAGATATCCCAATCACTAACGCAAGTGGTGATCCTGAACTTTCACCTAAAGCATCAATGGAAGCAAAGCTAGAGTGCTTCGCCAATGAAAGCTTATACCTGTACAATAAGCTTTTCGACATGGTGATGCGTTATCATCCAGAGGCTTCTAAAAAACAAGCGGCGGAAGCAGCCCGGTGTGTATTGCCGAATGCTACCGCAACATCAATTGTGGTAACTGGCAATTTCCGAACCTGGTCAGAAATCATCCAGAAGCGTTCCGACGCGGGAGTAGATGCGGAGTTCCGATCAGTGATCGCACTCATTGCCGAAGAACTCTACGTTCTTGACCGAGCGGTGTTCGGCAAGGTTCTTGAATCCGCAGGCCTAAGCGCGGACCCTAAAGCGTCAACCACGTATAAGGCATCACAAAACTGGGCTTTTGACGATTTCGTCAACGAAGTAAGTAACTGGAACATGCAGGTTGGACAAATCCCTCCAAACATTTCAGACCACATGAAAGTGCTCTTTCATGTAGACGGTGACCGGGAAGCCTTGCTTCGTCCAGCACTCAACTTCTTCCTCGAAGAAGTAGGCGAACTCAAAGAAGCAGTAGACCTTATGGCGAAACCCAAGTTTGCGCTGGATCAAGAATACCGAGCAAAGGTACTCACAGATCTCTATGACGCCTTCGGTGATGTCCTTTTCACCTTGCTAGGCTTGGCGGTGAAAACCCATACGGGTTACGATCTTTCAGAAGTTCTTGAACGAGTTTGCGAATCGAACCGCACCAAGTTCAAAGGCGGAAAAACCGACCCGGAAACCGGCAAGTTCGTCAAAGGCGAGGGTTTTGTCCCACCTGATTTCAAAGACCTGGTGAATCAATGGGTTGAATCTGTTGAACGCCTAGCTGAATAAATAGCTGTTGTAGGCCTCAAAACTGGGGCCTATTTTTCTTTCCATAATAAACTAAGGTTGGTTAAACTACATATGTTATAATAAGTTTAATTAATCGAAAGTAAAGGAAATATTTGTGGCAAAAGCAGGCCGGGGCAACAAGCCTCTCAACAAAAACAAAAAAGGCAAAGGCAAGGCCGGTTCCAAGTGGGGGCACGACTTCGCACCAAAGAATGCGGTAGCACGCCAACTCAAGAACAAGACCTACCGGTCAAAGAAAGCACCAAGCCGTCGTAAAACCGCAGGACGGATGGCTTAATTTGCCAAAAGTCACCTTCTGTTCCTGGGAATCAGAAACCCCAGTGTATCATTCCTGCCATAATCTAGCGCTTCCTGGCACCACTCGGTGTGCCGAGCATCCCCTGCCGAAAAAAGAATCCCACACCACCGATTCTATCCGTAAGCGAGTCCGAGAACTCTATGACGGCAAGTGCGCAATCTGCGGAAAACCAGGAACAGAAGTTGACCACATTATAGAACTGAGCGAGTTCCAGCCCCATGAAAAGTATTTGGCAAATCGGCTAGATAACTTGCAGCTGCTTTGTTTTGAGCACCATGTACAAAAAACCACCGCTTTTAATCAGCGGTTTGCACCGACTGACCCAAATGACTTCTCAGTATCGGCACGTGCACGGAAGCGACGGAGGATGCGACAGCAAGGCTTTGAGGTGTAGTCATGGAAATCATCTCCCCAAAACCAGCGAGAAAGCCAGATGGGACGCTGGACATTTGGCCAACTTTAGGCCCACAAGTCATTGACTTTATTGAAAATCATTTCGTATTCGGGCCAGGGCCTCTGCAAGGCCAACCATATAAGGTGCGGGAAGACTTCCGATACATCCTCATGCGTGCCTATGAGTACTTCCCAGAAGGACACAAGTCCAAGTATGAAGACGAGTACATCGACATGTCAGGACGTAGGCATTTTTATTCAGTAAACGTCGCCGTCCCGAAGGGTTGCGCAAAAACTGAGTTGGGGGCGATCATCGCTCTTTGTGAGCTGCACCCCGAGGCACCAGTTCGTTTCAATGGTTATGATCCCTCTATGCCAGGTGGGTTAGCCCCTGGTATTCCGGTGCAGTCTCCCTATATTCCGTTCTTCGCACCAACCAAAGAGCTGCTTTTCGATCTTGGCTATGGCGTGGCCATGGAGATTGCTAAAGAAATCCCAGATGCTGACTGGTTTGACGTGACTCAGGAGCGGATTATGGTGCAGGGGGAAGTGAACTCGAAAGCGCTTCCTCTGGCTGCAACCTCAAGAAGCGCAGAAGGTCTCAAGCCTACTTTCGTGGTGTTTGACGAAACCCACATGTTTACCTCTGAGCAGAACCGTAAGGCATACTCAACGGTGGTACACGGTCTTCCAAAACTCGGTATGTTCGGCACTTGGAAGCTGTCAATCACCACTGCGGGTCATCCTTCTGAAGACTCAATTGCGAAAAGTGAGTTTGAAGAAGGCGTCAAGAACGCAAACAAGAAGCATCTCAAGATTGATGACTGCACCACCTTCTTCTATCATCGGCAAACCTCAGATGAGTTAGCGAAGTTTGATACCATCGCGCAGCGGTTAAAGGCCTTGCGCGAGGCCGCAGGCCCTGCCACGTGGCGAGACCTCCTGGCCACAGCGAAACTCTGGGATGAGGAAGGTGCGGATCGCTCACGCCTTGAACGGGTTTGGTGTAACCGCTGGGTTGCAAGCTCAATGTATGCGTTCGACCGGAAGAAATTTGCTGATCTTGGGGACCCAGATTTGCGGATCCCGCATGGCTCACTTATCACCATTGGTTTTGACGGTGCTAAAACCCAAGACTCCACAGCGATTGTGATAACTGATATTAATACGGGTGTTCAGCAGCTTGCTGGTCTTTGGGAGCGTCCACCCAAGGACGATCCAGCTTCTAAGAATTGGGAAGTTCCAGTGTCCGAGGTTGAAGCGACTATTGAGGCGCTATTTGAAGACTTTGAGGTGTATTGGATGTTTGCCGATCCTCCTTATTGGCAAGAGCAATTATCTGCCTGGGCTGGACGTTGGGAAAAGAAAGTTATCTTTTGGTATACTAATAAAACAAATCCTATGTATTACGCACTTCGTTCATACAAGGAAGCTATAGACTCAGGTGACGTAGCTCATACCGGCAACCCTGATCTTGAACGACACATCGGCAATGCAGGGAAAAACCTTCTCAACCAATACGATGACGAAAACAACCAGAAATGGCGGCTAACCAAAATTAAGCGAGAACTCAAATACGACGCAGCAATGGCAGCTGTGCTCTCGTGGGAAGCTCGGTTACAAGCGTTAGCGAAGGGAGCAGCAGAGATCGAAACCGATTTCCTACAAGTACCAATCCGATTAGGCGGTTAATACGTGAAATATCGAATTACATATGGCGAATCAATCAAGAAGACAGATGATCGAAATACCCCAGATTTCTTTGCTAGCTCGCTACTTAGTGAAATAGCAAGCCGAACTACATACATTGAGCGAAACCAAGACTATCTCACTGGGGCTAATCTCCTCGATCACTTTTCTACCCCGGAAACGAACCAGGTAGAAGGTCTACCAATCTTGAAAGCTATGGCTCAAACGAACTGGGCTAAGTTGATCGTTTCGGCCACCACTGACCGGTTAGGTATTTTAGGCTTCCGCTCCGCGGCTGCCTCAGATGAAAACGGCGACGAAGTGATCGCGCAGCTGTTTGATCGTGACGAGATGGGTATCCAAGCTCAAGAAGCCATGGCGCTTGCCTGCGGTTATCGGCAAAGCTACCTATATGTAGACCCCCGCACGAAACGACAAAAGGTATTCCCGCCAACCAACGCAGCGGTGATGCGTGACCCCTACGGGGAACCGATTGCAGCGGTGGTGATGTACCGAGACCGCGCGCTCCAGCGAGATGTGCTCAACCTTTTTATCCGTGGTGAGATTGACTCAGCCACAGGTGAAGCAGCTGGTGGTGTGTATATGGCAGTAGCGGTAAAGGAGATTACCTCCGTCACTCCTACTTTATCTATTGAAGAAGCCCGTGCCCGCGCAGCCAAGAAGGATCACGAATGCATCACCGCCTATGATACTGAGATCCCATACAATCGGCTGGTCTCTCAAGGCTGGACTTGGTGGAAAGAATATGATCCGATAGAAGTCTCCCGAATCCCAGTGACCGTACTCAAAAACAAAGACGCGAGAGCTGAGTTCGAGGAACATACTTCACTTATTGACCGTATTAACCATATGGTGGCGCACCGGCTGCTGATTGCTACCATGCAAGCCTTCCGTCAACGAGTCTTCATTGGCAACTTTAAAGAGTTTGACCGAGAAGGCCGACCTATTGATTACGATAACGTTTTCAAAAACGGTATCGGTATTAACTGGATGCTTCCGAAGGAAAGCAATTTCCAGGAGTCAGCGCAAACAAGTTTCCAAGAGTTCTTACAAGCAGCCAAGCAGGACGTTCAAGACCTAGCGTCGTTGACGTACACCCCAATGTCTTACTTCTCGGACAGCCTGAATCAGTCCTCTGCGGGGGCCGACGCAGCGCGGGAAAACTCCACCGCCAAGGTGGAAGATCGCCGCAAGCGGTTTGCACCGGCCTGGAAGCGGCACGTTTCCCTGTTACTAGAACTCAATGGCGAAAAAGAACGTGCCGACATTAATAAGCTTGAGCCTATTTGGGGTCCACTACAAACCTACACGCTCACAGAAAAGACAGCTGCTTTCGCCACCCTGGTGACAAACGGCGTTGCTATTTCTACCGCACTTCGAGAAGGTCTGCACTTTACCCCAGAGCAAATTACTCGCGCACAAGTGGAAATCCGCGATGAAGCTCTGTGGAACCAGGTTATTAGTCAGTCAAATCAAGGCACACCTCTTACCCGTGCTAAACAAGCTAATTCAATGACTCAGCAGGACGATAACGCTTTGAAGCAGCAAAATCAATCCGCAGACGTGATTGCCCAGAAGCGAGGTGAAGCAGATGACAGCGCCAATTGATAGTTTCTACAATCCACACTATCTGCCTCCGCAGCCCAGCATTGCTGATATGCCTTTAGTTGCCCCGGGTGAGCAGTTGACCCCTGAGCAGCAGGAAGAGCTCTCCATCGCTCAAGTAGCAGCCATTACGACAGCGGTAGCGGCTGCTAAGCAGCGGATTATTGATGCAGCCACCAACCAGATTGTGGCTATCTTACGGACCTCAAACCTAGCCACCAAGGCGGGGATTAAGACATTTGCGAAATCGGCTGCGGCTATTGTGACCTCTGCGATTCGACAATCCCAAATGGTCACCTGGTCAGCCACCACAGCCCGGACCAGGGCAATGGGACTGACCTTCTCGGCTGCTTTACCAAGCCTTGAAGTTATCCCAAAGTCCCGCAAGACCGATTTAGAGACGGCCTATGCACGCATAGCAGATGAGTATTGGAAGAATGTTCGTCGCAAGAAAGACGATCCAGTTATCAAACGGCTTTTAGTTTCGTATGAAAAAGCAGATGTTCTACCCACCAAGCCGTTGCACTATATCACTCCTGATGCGAAGCAACCAAAGGGAGAAGTAAGGAAGGAAAATTGGGAGGAATTAATTGAGCAGGCAGAAAAAAGGCTTAAAGGTTCCGGCAAAAAAGAAGGCAAAACTGAAGGCGGAAGCTACGCACAACCAACGCGCAGCAGCCAGGATCAGGGAGTTGAGAAAGCAGGCAAGCAATCAGTCCCGACCGATCTATCGAAACGTCAGGATCAAGATTCCAAGCTTGGATCAAAAGATGTTTCCAAACCTTCCGAAGATCAAATTACCCAAAGCAAGCCTAAAGATTCGTCTTCCGAAAGTGTCCCCTTCCTCAGTCCCCGAGATGAGCAGCAAATCATTCGTACTTGGGCTGAACAAAAAGCAGAAGAGCGACTAGAACGAATGGTAAGTCAGGATGTCCAAGCGGCTAGCCGCAATACGCATCATGAGGCAATGAAGCGTATGCCGAAGAATAAAGTCAAAGGCTATCGGCGAGTGATTCATCCTGAGCTTTCCAAGAGCGGGGAATCCTGTGGTTTATGTGTGGTTGCATCAACAATGATGTACACCCGGGAAGATTTATTGCCGATCCATGCAAACTGCCACTGCGAAGTGGCAGAAATCGTTGAAGTTGACGGCAAGATCATTGATCCTGGTCAAGCAATTAATGATGAAGATCTAGAAGTTTTTTACAACGAGGTCGGCGGTTCAACTAGCGGAAAACTATTGAAACGCGGACGTTTTAAAGTGGTTGACCACCCTGAATATGGTCCGACCTTGGTTAGTGCCAATGCTAAGCCAGGGGAAGAAGAATATGTCGAATACATTGGTGCGAAAGGATAGAAAATATGGCACTGTCTCAAGATCAAGCAGAAAAGTTCCTAGGTCTCATGACCGAAATGTTGGGGGCAATGAATAGCGCTCCCAAGGAAGAGTCCCAAGATACCAAGCAGCCAACTGACCAGGCGAAGGAACAGGCTGTAGAGACGCAAGCTTCCTCTCAGCAAGAGGTGCAACAAGAGCAAAAAACTGAACAGAAGCCTGAGGAAAAGCAAAAAGAAGTTAAGAATCAAGTGGATGATTCCGCAGAAAAACTTGTGAATGAAGCCCAGACTTTGTTGGTGAAGGCTCAGTTTGTGAATGCGGCTGCTGCAAGTGGCTTGGATAACTCCACGGTAGAGACTTTACATGACTTTATTAGTTATGATAAACTTATTAATGATAAAGGTGAACCTGACAAGGAACAAATTAATAAACTAGTTTCACAGCTTAAGGGGGTTGCAACCTCGCAGCCCCCCAAAAGCAACAACAAACAACAGCTAGGCTCCGACAACGGGCTTGGCAAATACATACAGTAAGGAGAGAAAGCTATTGGCAACCGTTAATAGCAATCTTGGGATCGTCAAAGGCAAGGTCATTAAAGACATTGACGATCGCCGCTGGATGGCGGACCCGTGGGAGCTGAACAAGGGTGTCAATGGGGCCCTTGAAATCACCGCAGAAGTAAAAGCGGAAGGCGACCACCGAGTATCCCGCTATCTCAAATCTGGCGTACCTGTATACAAAGACGGCGACGTCTACAAAATGTTTGACGCTGCTGCAAAAACAGCAGGCAAGAAAGTAGACGGCTTCACCCTCGGCGTCAACGAAATCCAGGATCGTCAATTTAATTTCTATGAACATGTCCAAACCGGCGTCGCTGTGCGAGGCACGATCTATAAGGTTTGGCTTCCCGCCTTTAAACCGGAAAAAGATGATATTCCTTCCCGGTTTGTTTACATCGAACCGAACGGAGCGTAATAAATGCCAGTACTAGACGGTGTAGTCAACCGGGATTATTGGGACCCGGAAGTCCTCACTACCATTGCTCGGCGTGAGCAAGCCCTTTTTGATCTGCAAAACCCGGACTCATTTGCTGAGCTCTTCCCCAGCGAAGAAGTCTCAGACATTCGTGCAGCAATCGAGTACGGCCCGGAAATCGACGACATTGTGGTCGCAAACTTCCGCACGTTCTCCGGTACCGCAACCTCTGAGCGTTTCGGTGAAACCCAAAAGGCATACTTCCAGCTTGCACTGATCTCTCGTAACTATGTCTTTGATGAAAAGACGCTGTACGAGATCCGAAATAGCAAGAAGGATATCGCTTCCCCAGCAATTGAATCTTATGTAAAGCGTGCAGCCAAAGCCATTGCTATGTCAGCCGCTGTACAGCGTGCAAATATCTTGTACAATGACAAGGTTGAGCTGCAAATGCCGAACGCTCCGACTCAGGTTATTAACTGTGGCCGGAAGCCTGAATTTAAAATTACCGCTCCGAAGCTCTTCACTGATCCGACCGCTAACCCCCTAGATCAGATCTATGACTGGAAAGAGCTCTACCGCGAGGAGAACGGCTTCTATCCCGAAGTGATGCATGCGCCGGAGAAGGTCATGCGTGCCATTGCTAACCATCCCACGGTAGCTAAGCAGGCTAACCTGCTTGCGCAAGGTATTTACATTGGTACCAATGATCCTGCTTACGCACGTACGAATCGGACTCGTCTTGAGCGGCTCATGTCGGAAATCTTTGAGATTCCCGGCGTTCAGACAGCAACGACTGCTCGGTTCAAGGTGGATAATCTCAATACTGGTCAGGTGGAGACTAAGCAGCTTTGTCCGCAAGATACCATCTTGCTTACCACTAAGAGCGCTGATCCGGCTAAGCCTGAAACTTCTACTTTGGGTCGCACCTATTGGGGTGAGACCCTGAGCGCAGAAGCGCTAGGTGTTGGGGGTAACGGGGGCATTGGGGCTCCTGGTCTCGTGGCTGGTGTCATCAATAAGAACACCTTCCCGGTTGGTTTGGAAGTGATGGCCGATGCAATCATGCTTCCGGTCTGCTTCAAGCCTAACTACATTTTCACTGCGAAGGTGATTTAATTGACTGACCAGGCCATAGACGGTAAGCTGCACAAGCTTAATAAAGAGGTTCCTATGCCGAGCTTCCGGTTTGTGCTCCCAACCCTTATTCGTGATGAAGTCAATCAAGGCCTCCGATTCTTCGATGTTTGGGAGTTAGTTCCTGAATGGGCTGAGGATAAAATCGGACAGCATATTTACTATGCTTTCTCCGATGATGTTCCGGTGTTTCCTATTTCAGAACCTGGAGTGCCAGATAAGTTTACACCAGAGGAAGTAGCTAAAGCCTGGTCAGCGATTATGTATGTTGGAGTTCTTGGTAATCGTCATGAACTCGCTCAAAAACGGCGAGAATGGCAGCTGGAACTCAACAAGCGAGAAGACGTTCCTGACCGCTATAAGAAGACCGAAGCGGAGATTATGGAACAGTATAACAAGGATTTGTGGTATGTTCCCCCGTCCATATTCGATCAACGGCCAGCGGCTGAGCCTCGTGTAGATAATCGGGCTCAGGAAGTGCCTCCTGCGCTAGTAGATCCTGAGGCAAATCCTGCCCCTCCTGTTCATATTCCTTCAAATGATGAACTCAAGGAAGCCATGCGACTTGAGGAAGAAGCTAAGAAGGAAAAGCAGAAAGAGGAGAAACAAGAGTCTTCAGAGGAATCTTCTAGTCCTGTGGTTGTGGAGGAAAAAGAAGAATCTAATCCGCAGCCCGAGGTTGAAACTCATTCTGAAGATGAAACCCCAGAGATGAAGGAAGATGATTCTCCCTCCGAAAATAAAGAATCTTCCTCCGAGGAATCGGCAATAAATACTGAAGAAGCTTCGACTTCCTCTCCTGAGAGTGAAGAGCCTCAAGAAGATTCGCAGCCTGAATCCTCAAATGGAGAAGATACTCCTACTCCCCCTCGTCCTAAAGCAGCTTTAGCCACTTGGCGAAAGTATGCCGAAAAGATTGGTGTGGAGGTTGACAAGTCTTTATCCCGTGATGAGATTGTCGAATATATCAAGTCTGTTCGCCCAGAGCTATTTAAGGAAAGTGAGTAATTGACCTTTAGCTTCGTCACCGTTGATGACGTAGAACCCTTCCTTAAAGGGGTCTCTTCAGACCAGCGGAAAAAGCTCATCACAGCCTACGCGGAAAATATTTCCGCTCGGCTGTGTGGTTGGTATCCCACTTTAAAAGGTCGGTGGGATGCTGACGAGGCTGACTCCCCGTTGCGGGTTTTCGTAACGGCTATGGTTACAGAGGCGGTACGAAGGCGGGTCAATAACCCAGATGGTTTCTCTGCTGAAACCATTGGCCCTTTTGCTTATAGCAAATTTGATTCCGAAGATTCCTTCAAGAACCTGTTTCTAGCTCGGGATCTTACCGCGCTTGAGGCTATGCTGGCACCTGACACCAATATGGTTCGTTCGGCAAAAACTGATACCTCAGGGTTAATGTTTACCACGAACCTTATGGATAAATGGCCAAAGTATCAAAGGCGGTGGTACGGATTTTAGAGGCACTCACTCGCACAGCGGATTATACCGGTGACGTTGAAATTTGGCGAAAGCGGAAAAACCAATTCTCTGTGAATACTCCGCCAAAGGATGATCTAGAAGAGTCCATGCCTGCGGCCCTTGTAGGGCTTGTAAAAAGCCATGTTATTCATCAAGCTATTGTTTCTCCTCGACTTACTCAAGTAAAAGACGCGAGTCCGTTTTATAACAAAACGACATATACAGGTAAATCTCTTTACTGCGATATTGACGAAGACATTGTGACTGATGACTATGTGGTTTTTACAGATGATGTTGGGAAAAAGCAGGTCTATATAGTCGAAGGCCAAGGTGACATGGATTGGGTTTCCCCCTGGTCAGGTATGACAGCGGGTAAAGAAGTGATGATTGCGCGGATGAATGGGAAGCGGGTGGATCGGACCATTGGCTAGGATCCCTGCTTTTGATAAAACAAAAAAAGCGAATGCTTTCAACCAAAACCGTCTGCGCAAACAGGCTTCTGGACAGCGGAAAGGTGTTCTGTACTTCTCTGATTATTGGGGAATGCGGAAAGTTCTTCTCCGTAGCAAACCGTTAAACCGGGTGCTACGTGCTAAGTCCGAAATGGTTTCCCAGGCGTTAAAGTACAACATTGGTACTAGCAATGACCATCCCGGACGTTACCATCTTAAAGATACGATCAAGGTTCGTCGTCGTGTTCCCAGCGGTGCAAAACATGACCGTCAAACTTACGAGATTTATTCAACGGTTCCTGAGCGGTTTATTCCTGCTGTAACCCAGTTGGAAAAGCGACGCCTGGCAATCACCAAAGCGATTCAGTCGGCAGGTACACGTGGATAATTATATACTTCCAGATCTCGAAGCCATGATGTATGAGCTACTTCATGATCTAGTTGGAGAAGGTCAGATCGGTGGTTCACGTGCTCAAGTGTTGGATCGGTATGAAGAGATGACTGAGAGCGGCAAAACCTATCGGATGAAAGATTTCGATTATATTCTTATTCGGCGTCGGCTCGGTTACCTTTCTGATGCATACACCGACATCATGGGTTTACAGTTAAAGTTTTTCGCCAAGGATTTCAGGCGCGCACAGATGCTCTGTGATGAAGCAACAAAGCGGATTCTTGCCTCCCCTGGCACGGAGTTAGCGGGTTTTTTGGTGGATTTTGCGGTGGTTCTCACTGGCCCTGACCGGGAAGATCCTCTGCTAGATGATGAAATCGAATTAGATAAAAGTTTTGAAATTCACGCTCGCGTGAAATGGATATAAGATTGGAGTTGTAGTTGACTAAGTTTACGTTAACTCTCCCAACCGGCACCCTTGCTGGTTCTATTAAGCTGGTAGTTGGCGGTACTTCTACTGGTGAAATTGCCCATCCGCTTACCGCGGCTAAGATGCAGACTGAGATTCGTAAGCTTTCTGGCGAATCTTCCGCAAAGGTTACCGGTTCCTCCGGTGGTCCGTTCACCATTGAGGTGACCGCCACCACTCTTACGGTTGATGATACTGCAACCACGGGTAAGGATTCTGGTCAGAACTTTGCAGTGGTGAATGCTACTGCTGTGGTGGAAGCAATTGAAACCTTTAGCGACCTTCAGAGTGCCAAAGGCAACCTGATTCGTAAGGGTCTAAGCTGTATCGTTCTTGTGGCTCCGATGACCACTCGGGTTCCAGAAGATATCTTCACCGATGAAGGCAAGATTGTAAACTTCGCTAAGCTCGGTTATGAATCTGTTGGTTGGACCTCGAAGGATGCTGGTGTGTCCTTCACTCGTTCTACCGATAAGAGCGAGGTTGAAAGCTACGGCGCAGCGGAACCAACCCGTTCCGACATTACCAAAGACACCATGTCGGCGAAGTTTGAGATGCAAGAGACCAAAAAGATCACTCTTGCTATGTACTACGGCATTGATCTAACCGATGTGAAGGTGAAGAAGAACACCCAGACGCAGTTCATTAAGCAGAATCTTCCTGAAACTGTGTACCGGCGTGCACTCTTCATCTTCCGAGATGGTACCGAAGCAAAGCCTATCTTTATGATCTTCGATGCCCCGAAGACCAAGGTCTCTGATCCAGACGAACTTGCTTTCTCTGCTGAGAAGGAAGTGAAGTACGGTGTTACCCTTGAAGCTAGCCGTGACGATGAGCTCGATTACTCGATGCGGTTTGTTTACGGTGGTCTTGGCTGGAAGGAACTTGCACCACTTATGGGTTTTGAAGTAGAATCCTAATCATTAGGTTTATAAAACAGAAAGGTTTCGCTTGTCTATTGAAAGTCGCTTGGCTGCACTTGAGGCTAAACAAAAGCCTGAAGATGGCTGGTCACTCTCAGACTTCCGCGCTGACGTATCAGAAGTGATCTCAGACAAGCGGAACCTTCTTGGTATTATGCAAACCTACCAAGGAATCACTGATCTTCGAGACGAATTAGCCTCAATCAAAAACTCTCAAAAATCAGAGAGCAATAAACTCTCCGAAGCGATTGTGAAGCTGGATCAGTATGCACGAACCTTTGCGGGAACAATTGAGTTTTGGAACCAAAACCGCCCAATCATTGTGCAGGCAAGTCAATATAAACCCGAGTTTGATAAACTCAATAATCAACTTGTTGAATATGACAAGCAAGTGAAGGCGTTTCTCAATACTCTTGCTGCAAAAAATACGGATCTCCAAACAGCGAGAGATACTCTTGCTCAAGCAAGGACTGAAATTGGCACTCAAAAAACTACTGCTCAAAACGAAATTACAACTACTAAAACTTCTGCTATCAGCGAAATTAATGCTCTCGCCGAACGAACCTTGCAGCAAGGACCTGAGGGATATAAAACACTTCCCCAAACAGGCGAAAAATTAAAAGCGATAGCAGATGTCATTGAGCCTAACGGCAACCAGCCGCGAGGCGGAGCATGGATTCCTCGGCGCTCAACAGGTGGTGGGTTTAAGGTACTTATTCCTCCGGCGGTAGATAATGATGTTGTCAATCTTGGCTATTTGAAGCAGAACTATTTTAATAAAACAGACATCACCCCTCACATTGATGCTCGAATAACCCATAAGTTGACAGGCCCTGTTGGGTATTTTGTGAGTATGAATGAGGGGAACCTAGTCCAACGGGTCACAGGGGGGCAAATAGAGGTCCCTCAGAATCTCAATCTTGAGGTACCTAATGCAGTAACCTCTGTTCGGTCAGTAAAAAGGTTGATTAATCAGCATTATACAGATACCTTTTGGATCGGAGAGATTCAATTCAACCGGATTGGGCAAGTTGTTGCTGTTGACTGCGCATCAAACAATTTTAACAACATAGAACAAGAGCTTGCTAAAAAGACTTTGCCAGATTGGGCTCTCCCCCGCTTTGGTGCTCCCTTCATTCCTGTGGCTCTTTATGATGAGCCAGGTAAAGGAATACAGACTTTCGGGATTTCGGTTCGCATACAGCAGGACGGCAAAGTTGTTTTATACAAATTTAATAATGCCACATCAAAAGGTAATCAATGGTTCTTTAGCGGGACCTACGTAGGAAAGGATATGAGCTAAATGTCAGGGATTAATTTTGACGATATCGTCAAAGAAACAAAGCCTCTAGAGATTGAACGCAAGACAGCGGTAATCAATAACTGGCCGGTCATCAATGCAGCAGGCCAGCAGGTAGGTACAACAACTCTTAAGGTTCCTTGCCCTGACGGCATTGGCCTTACCCGGATTTTTGAACTGGCCGAACGTTCCAGCTTCGATCAAATCATTGATGTGATTTGTAGCGAAGATCCGGTATTGTCCCGAAAATTTAAGCGGGGCTTGCATGGTCAAGGCGTCGAGACGATCAGTAAGGTTCTTGAGAAGATCTATCAGGGCTGGGGCCTTTCTGTCGAAGACCCAAAAGATACCGAACAGTAAAAACTCTGGTTGATCGCTACGGAGATGAATTACTCTCTGATTTCCGTACCGTTTATCACATGGACTTGTGTGATAGTTTGCGTCCTGGGTTGTCTTATAAATTCTTTCTGTCTTATATGGCAAGCCTACCGCCGCACTCAAAAACGAAAGCGGCAATCGCAAACGACAAAGATCTCGCCTTAGAGCGTTTAGAAGCCCTCAGCGAGGTTGAGCTTCGTCAAATATACGAATCCAGAAAGCCCTCTGTTACAAATATCTCTACTGATATAGAAGAGTCTCAGAATATTTCGGCGGAGGGGTTTTCCCTCGATTCAGAGCTGCTAGCTCAGGTCAATGATAATTTAACCCTTTTAAGGAAAACTTTAATTGGGTTGGTTGATTCTAAGGCTTCTATGGATTTCAAGCCAACCCCAAGACCAAAGCCAATGTTTGAAAAACTGCTGGATAAGCGGCTAGAACAATTTGAGGAAGAAGAGAAGCGGGCCATTGAGCGAGAGTTAGGTTTCTGATAGAATATAACTATTATTAACCTAGCATAAGAAAGTTTCCTATTTGACTCATGGCAGCAATCCCAATTGGTGAAGGCGCGATTCGGATCTTCCCGAACGCGGACGAATTTCACACTAAGCTACGCGCGATACTCGCAAAAGCCCGCAAAGATGTCAGCGAAATTGCTGTACCGCTTAAGTTGGAAGAAAACGACTTCACCGTCGATCTTGACCTCATCAAACAAGAAATTGCCGATCTTGATGGGGAAATTATCGAAGTCGATGTGCTGCTTATGGGGCAACAAGAGTTCAAGCGGGATCTCCAACGCTTCCGCGAAGAACTTTCCGATGAATCTATAGAAATCAAAGTAGAGCTAGAAAAATCCGCTTTAGAGCATGTTAATGAGCAGCTAGACAATCTCAAAGAAGAAAATGATCGTCTTGACTTCGAGGTGTTTGTTCACAAAAAACAAGCGGAGCTAGAGCTTCGGCAACTCAAGCAAGAGTACGATAATGTCGATCTCAAATGGACAGTGAAGACAGATGTTGACCATATTCCCCGTCCTGAAGAGGTTATGCCACAGCGAGAGGTTCAGAGGCCAGTTGTTATTCCGAAGCAGCCTATTATTCAGGCCCCAGAGGTTCCTCTCCCTGTTCCAGACATTAAAAAGTTTGAGACAGAATGGAACTCACTTAACTTTGTCCCCAAGCTTTTAAGCACCATGTCCTCCCAATGGGAGGCGGGTATTCGACAGATCTATGACCCCTACGTTAATATGATTGTCAAGGTCGGTCGGAAGATGAAAGAGCCGTTTGAGAAGTTCGGCAAGTTTATAGAGAAGACTGAGACCCTAGAGGAATTTTGGCAAGGCCTTAAACGAGGGGCTGCATCAGCTGGGAAAGATCTAGACAAGCTCAAAGCGAAATTCCAGAAGTTTTCCGGTGCTGCAAAAGCGGCTTTCCACACACTCCGGCGGACTACTTTCCCTCAGCTTAATACGATCTACCATGCATTTAATAAGCTAAGCCTTGCAACAAAGCAGTTTGGGGCAAATCTGGTTCACGTCTCTAAGCGTGAAGCGAAATTTATGCTGGACGCCTTTGTAAGCCTTGGCAACGCAATAGTAACCAGCTTTCACACAGCGGTCTTTAAAGCCCGTGTTGCACTCAATAAGCTATCTGGAGTAGGGAAAACTGTTTTAGGTTTTGTAAAAAGTGGTCTCTCAAATATAGGCCCGTTGCTTGGGCAAGTTTTAGAAGCTGCATTTTTTGATGCATACAAGGGGTTAAGTCGTCTTTCCAACTGGTTTGCTTCATTGGTTGCCAATCCCCTTATTCAAGGTCTACCTCGTGCCCTTGCTCCGATGGCATCGAAAATTGCAGGAGTTTTTGCTCTCCTATCCTTAGAAGCATTCAGGCACCTTCCGGCACTGGGACGTATGTTTACGGCTCTCGGACAACACGTAACGACGTTTGTTCGATCCGCTCGGGCTAAGCTAGCCCGCTTCTTTGCGTTCTTTGGACGGATAGGTAGCTTTATCCTCCGTCCTTTCCGAGCTGTTTTCGGAAAAATCCGAGGGCTGTTCAGTTCTCTAATTGCTACGGCTAAGCGTTTTACGGCACCACTAATTGGGGCTTTTGGACGCTGGGCTGCCAAATCAAAAGCTGTATTTGGTATTTTAAAGCGGGGATTTGCTCGGTTAGGGCAGTATGTTGCAGGTTTTGCACGAATGGCTGTGGGGATGTTCGCTAAGATTGGCGGTATTTTGTTCCAAGCCATTATGCCTGCTCTTATGGCGGTAGGCGCTGGCCTAGGCGCCATGGCAGGGCAAGCTGCAATTGGTATGGTGATGTCCCTAGCAAACGCCCTGATTTCTGTCGCTGGTGGCGCGGCCCTCATTGCCCCAGGGTTACTTATGGCCGCTGGCATTAGCTTTGCTGCGCTCAAGATTGGCTTAGATGGCGTGAAAGAAGGCGTGAAGGCGGCCTTCTCGGCTGAAAGCCCTGAAGAGTTTGAGAAAGCAATTGAGAAGCTTTCTCCTTCCGTCCAAGGTGTGGCCCGGTCTCTTCGGGAATTTAAACCCATGTGGGACGACATCAAGAAGGCTACACAGGAAAACCTCCTACAAGACTTAGGCCCCGAGATGGGGAAGACCCTACAAAATCTTCTTCCAACGTTTGGTGAAGGTCTCAAGGGCATTGCAACGGCTTGGAACGGTGCATTTAAAGGTGCCTTTGCTGAGCTGCAAACCGACCAAGCGAGGACCGGATTGCAGACGATCATGCAAGGTGCAACCGAAATGGCGAATAACATGCAGCCTGTCTTGGCCAACGTTATTGCAGCTCTTGGCTCTCTCGGCGAACAATCCGCGAAATACCTTGGTGGTATTGGTACTTATTTTGCCGACCTTTCCCAGCGGTTCCGTGACTGGGCTGAAGGACTCAAACAAATTGATCCTTCCACCGGCATGTCAAAGTTTGACTCGATCATCCAGAGTGCGCAGAAAAATGCTTCCCTGCTGAAAGATATCTTCGGTGGGATATTCGGAGTGATCGGCAATATTCTTAAAGCCTCCAGCGAGGGTGGAGGGGGCATGCTTGCTGGCCTCGCTGAAGGTGCTCAGAAGCTTAAAGATATTACCGCAGAAGGTACCCCTGGGTTCCAGGCCTTAGTTGGATTCTTTCAGCAAGCAAGCAATGCAGCCCGTGAGCTAGCCACTCTCATTGAGCCAATCCTGACTATCGCAACGTCTATTGGGTCTGCCTTAGCTCAAGTAGCAGCAGCAGCTATCCCTGGCATCAAGGTTGCTCTAGATGCTTTGGCATCCGGTTTGCAGCCGCTTATGGATATTGCTCCCCGGATTGGTCAGATGTTGGGGGATGCATTCGCAGCCCTAGGCCCAGCACTACAAGGGCTTGGTGCAGCGCTTGCCCCTCTCATTGAAGGTATTGTTTCAGGTCTTTCCATTGCCGTGCAGGGCTTAGGTCAAGCGCTTACACCAATTATGAACGCGCTTGGCCCCGCAATGGAAGCATTAAAGCCAGTTCTTGAATCAGTGGGACAAGGTTTGTCAGCAATCTTTATTGCCCTTGAGCCGATTATTACCTCCTCTATTAATTTAATTTCGCAGCTTATGCCTGTGGTTCAAACAGTCATGGATCTATTAGGGCAGATTGCAGCGAAAGCTCTTGAGGTTATCGCACCACTATTTACCGGGCATGATAGTGTTATCGCTCAGCTAGTTCAAGCACTCGAACCGCTTGCGCAAGTCTTAGGCGACGCAATCTTAAAGGTTCTGGATGCTTTAGCTCCGGTAATTCCGATGATTTCGGATGGCTTTGGTCGGTTACTTGCTGCATGTATCCCACTTGTTGATCCAATCAAGGAAGTAATTGATCTTCTTGGACGGATGCTGGTTGATGCTATCAACTGGTTGAAGCCGCTTATCCCACCACTAATTGATACCATTGTGGCAATTGGTAAAGCCTGCGTTGACCTGGTTGTTCCCGCTATTAAGATCTTTATGGGAATAATTCAGGCTGCTTGGCCAATTATCAGTTCCGTGATTGAATTTGCAGTCAAGACAATTATTGCCCCTGCGCTTGAGCTTATTGCTGGTGCCTGTAAGATTCTAGGCGGCGTGTTTGGTTGGCTTGTCAACAACGTCATCATTCCACTAATTGACATCTGGAAAGCTGTCATGAAAGGTGTTGGCGAGTTTATCTCATGGGTGATCGACAACCTTATCACCAAACCTATAGAAGGTCTTGAAGGGATCTTCCGTAAAGCGGTTGATATGATTAAGGGTGTTTGGAATGGCCTCAAGAAGATTTTCTCGGACCCGGTAGAGTTCTTGGTCAATACCGTTTACAACGACGGTATCGTGGCGCTTTGGAACAAAGTTGCTGGGTTCCTTGGCATGGATGATAAAAAGCTTGAGAAGTTTAGTTATGCTTCCAAGTACGCTTCAGGCGGTGTGCTTCCTGGTTATACCCCTGGTACAGACGTTCACAAATATTACAATCCTTATTTAGGTTGGCTGTACCTTTCTGGTGGCGAGGCAATTATGCGCCCAGAGTGGACACAGGCGGTCGGCGGGCCAGCGGCTGTTGAGGCGATGAATAAGACCGCACGAGAAGGCGGAGTGGGGGCTGTCCGGCGAATGCTGGGGCAGGGGGCAGCCTATAAGAAGGGTGGCACCATTGACCTTGATAAGCGAATTGCCGAACTCTTCCGTGAGCTGAAGCCTGAGCATGGTAAGCCGTACCAGTACGGTGGTACTGGCAATCCTAGCTGGGACTGTTCTGGTATTTGGTCGGGTATTACTCAGTTCCTCAATGGCGGAGACCTACGTGGCGGACGGATTTTCAATACTGAATCTAACTTTGAAAGCTATGGCTATGTACCAGGCTTAAGTGGTCGCGTAACCATTGGTGTGCTTTCTGGTCAAGGCGGAGGCACAAATGGACACATGGCCGGCACCATTGATGGCGTAAACATTGAGTCCGGCGGTAGTAACGGCGTTCAAATTGGCGGGCTAGCTATTGGTTCCGACAACGGCATGTTCAACCATACCTATACTCTCAAAGAGTTCTTAGGTGAGTTTGTGTCAGGCGGACATGGTGGAGGCGGGTTCGTCAACCTGGTACTTCAGCAGGTCATGCATGCAATTACGGCAATTCTTGATCCAATTGAAAATCTCATCAAAGAGAAGCTAGGTGGGAATGGCTGGAAGGATTTGCAAGCCGGTCTCGCCATGAAGATACTGTCCGGGGTGAAAGATTTTGCTTTAGATAAAGCGAAGGCTTTTGGTGGCTCCGCTGGTGTCGCGGGGAATGCTGAGTCTTGGCGTGAGATGGCTAAGGCAGCAATGCGTCGCGTCGGTTTCAATGCAGATGACCCGCGGCAGGTACAAGCAATGCTTGAACAGATCATGGATGAATCAAGCGGTGACGCTGGGACTGCCCAACGTATCGTGGATGTGAACGGGACAGGTGACGCGGCTGGTGTTGGTCTTTTGCAAATTATCCCCTCTACGTTTGAAGCCTATCGTGATCCGTCGCTTCCTAACGATCGTCGAGATCCAATGGCCAACATGGTTGCGGCTCTGCGATATTACCGTGCCCGATATGGCGATGACCTCACTACTCGCTGGGGTCATGGCAAAGGTGGCTACGATAAAGGCGGGCACGCTGTCGGCGTTGGCTACATGCCGAAATATACGCTTGAGCCTGAGCGGGTTCTCTCGCCTGCTCAAACTCGTGCTTTTGACGTACTTGTTTATCGGATGCTTCCTGCTTACATTGATGAAGCCAAGAAGAAACCATTCGATTTTGACAGCAATTTCAAGCTTCTGGTTAAAGAGCTTAAAGGTCTACGCAGCGATCTTGACCGAGATCGTGATAAGTGGATTGATGCGCAATCTGACAAGATCCTTGTTGACTACCGGAACCATGCTGAAAAGAAAGTTAAAATTGATCCTGTCGATCTTGAGAAGCTTAAGAACCAGGATAAGAAGGAAGTAGAAAAGGCTGAACGGCATTGGAAGAAGGCCGATACTGCCGTCCGTACAGCGACCTATGATCCTCAAGCTTATCTCAAGGCGGAAGAGGAAGCTAAGAAGCGTCTCGATAAAGAGCAGGACGAGAAGAAGCAGAAGGAACGCGAGGCGCGCAAAGAACAGCGCAAGAAAGAGCGTGAGGCGCGGGCTGAAGAGCGGAAGAAGATTCGGGAAGGAATTCAAGAGCAACGAAAGAAGGAGCGCGAGGCCCGGACTGAGCAGCGCAAAGAAGAGCGTAAAGAGCGTGCGGCTGAGCGTCGTCAGGAATCTAAGGAGCGCCGTAACCAGCGTCGTGAGGAACGGAAGCAACTTCAGGGTGACCGGAAGAAGCTCACTGATGATGAGAAGAAGGCATTAGAGGAAAAGACTGATGCTGAAAACGACGCTTTGCGTGAACAACGTGAGGCTGAGAACGACGCTATTTCGGCGCAGCATAAGGCTGAAAACGACGCGATTTCTGCTGAGCACAAAGCCGAGAACGATGCTCTCAAGGCCAAGTGGAAGGCCGAGGATGAGCAGATCAAGAAGCAAGAAGAAGCTGAGGATAAGAAGCGAGAGAAGGAAGAAAAAGAAGAAGACGAACGGATCAACAAGCTAAAAGAGACCGGCGAATATTACTACGGCTACAAGGTCTTATCAGCTGACGGCAACAATCCCTATGCTCATGAGGAAACCCGTGAGGAAAAAATTGGGAAAGCTACTGTTCAAAAGGTTGGTGAATCAGTCGGGCTTGGTGGTTTAGCTAATGCGCTTGTTGAGATGTATAATATTGTTGTAGATACTAACAATGATGTGCAGGCGGCAATCCCAGCATGGCAGGCAGCCGCAGCAGGTGACTCAAGCGGTCTAGCTCACAATTCAGCTGTGATTGCGGAGAAGAATAATAAGCAGCTCGAATCTGATCTAGAGAGCTTTATTCCTGGTGCGATAGCTTCCAGCCTAGAGGTTGCGCTTTCTGGTAGCTGGAAGGCCGGTCGGGAAGCTCCGCTGGTTGGCACTATTAATACGGGTATTAGCAAGGCAGAACTTCGCCAAGAGCTGGACTATCTTCACTCTAAGCAGCGCCGTTCTGTAGTACGAGTTCGATAGGATAAAGGTTGACACATAGGAATCTTCTTCCGGTAATCATTGTGTACCAGGGTCCGCCGAGGTGGGATGGTACAGAATGGATAAACGGAGATAAGTTCTTTATCTCTGGGGATAAATTCAACCATCGTAATTTAGGGGTTGAACTGGCAAATGGCATTGACGGATTAGAATTTCCCACAAGGGAGTTCCGTTATGATACTGACGCCAACACCCCAGGCTCTCGCTTTGTTTCTTCGGTGGCCACTCGTCGCAGCCTAAAGTGCAGCGTTAATATTTTTGGCGACTCCGTAGAAGAGATGCGCCGAGCGAAGGATCGCTGGTTCTTGAACCATCCTGAAGGTGCGCCTGGTCGGCTGTGGTTTTTTACCAACACCGGTGAGCATCGTTATCTTTCCGCTTATGCAGCGGAAAATGCAGGTTCGGCAACTTATGATAAAGACCCAGGACTTCGAGGAGTTACTACCCTAGAATGGGGGTGGACTTCGGACAGTCCTTACTTCTATGGTTTCCGAGAAAAGAAGGCTTTGAAACCAAAAGGGGGTGGGGAATACGAAGTGTACTTCTACAATCCCTCAACTGCTCCCCAGGTCTTCCCAGAGCTATTCCTCCCCGGACCCGGACAGTGGGAGCTTTCATTAGGTTATGAGCAACCTACTTTTCGTACCCCTAAATTAGTTGATGGAGATATAGCGAAACTTGATTATGACCAGAAAGCATTGTCATTCACCCGCAAACGGCAGGACGGACGGATTGAGAATCTCTGGCCGTCTATGGTTGGTAATCGTCCTTTATACTGTCTTGAGCCGCAAACGGTTAACAAAGTAACAATTAAGAATCTCCAAGACATTAACGATCGTCCAAAAGAGAAATGGCCAGTTCTTAGCTTTACCCCGGAGTATATTTCATGGACATAAACTACAATCGTTATCTTAACCTTCAACCAGGCCAAGCCCGGGGTGGACTCCCCATTAACTACAACTCCGAACCTTGGCGGGAAACAGAACAATTTGAAGGGCTTCCTGAATTTTACCGACCAGCTAAAGAGCGAGAGGATGAGTACAAACTCACCATTGAAATTCGTGACGGGCAAGGCCGGTGGCTCGGCAATGTTGAAGATTACGTTGAAGCGGATGTTACCTGGACGTCAGAGGCTGATGCTACAGATGCAAGTAGTTTCACTCTAGCTGGAACAAGCTCTTGGTCAAAGTATTTTCTACGCACTAATATTCAGGTCTGCCTGGTTCATTTCATTGTTTCCCGAGCTGGTTATATTATCAAGACTTGGACAGGCCGGGTTTCTCGGGTTGGTTGGTCAGGTTCCGGTCCGCAATCAGAACTAAAGGTAGAATGTGACCACGATAAGATCTGGCTTAAGTATATGCTTGCGTGGCCAAGCCCGTTTATGGCGCTCAATTCGCAAGTACCCAAGCGGGATATGGCGTCAGGTCCGGCAATTTGGCTTATGAAACAATACTGCATTAAAGCAGCTATTCGTTTACAGGTCCCATCTAACCGGTTAATCTTTGGACTTGAGCAAGCCTTGGCAGCTCATGAGTATCAAGAAAACGAGACAAACTGGCGCAACCTGCAAGACTTCATGTATCCAGTAGTGGTAGTGCCAACAAAAAAGACTCAAGACACCGCACCAATAACTGCGCTTGTGGCGCAAATGGATACCTTGGCGGAGCTTAGTGCTGAATGCTGCAAAGACTACAACATTCTACCTAATGTTTACTTCTTTGTTCCCGGTCGGGATGTTTCCCCACCAGGACTATTCCTTAGCCGCCCCTGCGTCGTGATTGACTTTATTGATAAAGATCGGTCCCGGACTGATCCGACTTATCATAATTTCTGGTCTAATCTCACCGAGACAGCGAGAATCTATCTGCGAGGCTTATTTGGTCGATATGATATGCCACCAAGCTTGGATGCAACAGAAAATACTGACTATCTCAAATCATTCTTTGGCACCGATGGACAGCGGTACAACGTCGCTTGGCCAATCTTCCGCAACAGCGAACAGCACTGGTCACAGTTTGAAATCAGCGCCTACGCGCCAACAAGCACCAGCTCTATTACAGGCGGGAAATCAAACGAGTTCCTAAATCAAGGGATTAAGCTGATTGTTCGTACGTTGATTCAGCAAGCACTCCAGCTTATCGGTGTCGCGTTTGACCTGTTTCTTAGCTGGTTGACCGGTAAGTTAGATGATATTTTCTTCGCCTACCAGCGAGCAGAGGATAAGGAACACCGGAAATTCCTTGGGGACTTTGCCTTATTTGAGGATTACGGCGGGAAAGGTTCAACCGCGTATAGTTCGGCTGCGGCTCAAGCCCTGCGTATGCAGCGTTATTCGGCAATGGGGTATAAGACAGCGAACTTTACCGGTGACTCTGCTAGCTTCTTACCCTTCCGAATCTTTGAAGACTTTGACGTACTTGATCCCGTAGCGTGGGAATCCCCAGATGGAAAGATCTTTCCAGAGCGCATTAAACAGATTACGTTAAGTTCTAATCGGTCTAACGGTGTGCGTTTTGAATTAAAACTCGGCGAGACAGACCGTCCTGAAGAACCTTGGGCCATTCAGTCTCGTGCTAACGCAAGGTTTACCCGAGCAATTGAATCCGCTTTTAACTCAGATTAAGGAGAATTATTTTGGCAACTGTTCGTGATCTAGTCGCACGGCTAGAGTTTACTACTGAAGCTGATGCTCTGGACTTTTTACAAACAGGACGCATGGCACTTTTGATGGAAGATAATCAGTTAAATATCCCGCTTCCTACTGGACCTAAGGGTGAGCAAGGCCCTCCTGGTCCCGCTGGGAAGCCACTTCGTCCCGATATCGTGATTGATGAGCCAACAGACCTTCAAGCGATGGAAAAGCTGCGTGCACAGGCGCGTCAACTCAAAGCTTTGAATCAAGAAGTCAACGGCTATTTTGCGATTAATAAGCCGACCAAGACTGGGTTCTTTTATACTCGTGGTGGCTGGGTTACCATTGAGAGCTTATTTGGTGGTGGCTCTGAGGTGGTTCCCGGGAAGTTTACTTTACCGGTATATTTTGAATCTGTTGCTGAGCCACAACCGCCTGCTAGTGGATGCGTAATGTACTTCCATGATAACAAGCTCAAGATTCGGAAATCGAATGGGGCTGTTGTAGTTCTTGGTTAACCACAAAGATATAAGAAGCGAATCCACTATCGGAGCTCTTCAGCGCTGTTCTTATATATTAGCGTTGATGATGTTGGGGTTCGGCTTG